GTACCCAGGAATTCCTGCTTGTACTGGGTCTGTGAACGTACAGCTTGTTGCTCTGCAAGAACAGAAGTGTCCTTGTGGATCAACTGTGCGCCACGGATGGAAGCACCACCAGTAGTGTCGATGACAGGTACGTTGGTAGAGACAAAGATGTCAACACCGTACAAGTTACCAATCTTACCAGTCTCTACGCCTTTGCCATTAACAAAGTCAGTAGAGGTGTAACGATCAATACCCATGATAGCGTTACGCAGTGAAGGTGGTACAATAAAGCTACGACCGTCCATAGGTACGTCTGCATCGTCCATCTTCTGAATCAACGCACGGAAGGCCGCGTCAGAGAATGCACCAATGTCAGCAGCACCATCAGCGTCAAATGCTTCTAGAGCGCCAGAGGTAGTGTTGATCTGGAAAGAACCAGTGTTTACGTAGCTAGAACCATCACCGTTACCGAAAGACTTAGCCAGAGCAAACAGATCGTTGTCAACCTGCTTTGCTAGACCGTAGCCAGCATCACCAGTGTAGAACTGACGCAATGAAGCGAGAGCCTGTACTTCGGTAATGTCTTCGATAAGACGAGAGAATTCAAAGTGCTTGTTAATGTTAATCAGAACTTCTGACTCAACAGAGTTCTGGATAGTTACGGCAGTCTCTGCAACTTTAGCGTTAGCTGAACCACGAGTAGGCTTAGGAACGTGAATGGTGTCACCTTTCTTACCAGTCATGCTCATTTTCTTAACGAGGTTAGCCATTACAAGATTGCTCTTGTATGCAGCAATTACTTCGTCACTCCAGATTTCTGGGATAAACTTAGCTGCGCTAGTGTTGTCTACTGCTCCGCCCATATTGGGATATACTGATGTAGCCATGATAATACTTCCTATAAGAGATTAGTTTCGGACTCTCCCCTCTTGGTACGCTTGCATGATCTCGTCAGACAAAGACAAATACCTATCAGGGTCGGTCTGCATTAGTTTAATAATGTCTGAGCGTCTATAGACTTTGCGAGTTGCTGCTTCACCACTTCCTTTTGCACCGCCTGTTGAGGCAGTCTTAACAGCTTCTTTCCTACTTGCTTTCTCGTTAGCCGCAGTCTGAGCCACTGTTCCTTGACGTTCCTTCCAGTTAGTGAAAAGTTCATCAGCCGCTTCATAGTCATACTGCGTATCCGCTTGTGCAAAAAGCTGAGTACGAATCTTTGAGCCTTTAATCCAGTCAACAAACTTACTATCTTGTAGAATCTCTTGCATGTCAGGATGACGTTTCTGCAATTGAGTCTGCGCTGTCTGTTGTCTGTACTGCTGTGTTTGTGCTTCAGCAGCTTTGATTGAAGGATGATTCTTAATCGCTCTTTCGACAGCCTTGTCGGGATCAGAGAAAAAGTCTATTTCTTCTTCAGGTTCTTGGGTTGCTTGTGGTGTTGTGTCGAGTTGTGTCTGAATGTAGTTATCAACAACAGACCGTAGTTCCCCCACTTCACTGCTCTGTCGGCCTAGTAACTTCTCAGCCTCCTGGTGCATCCGTACAATCTCAGCCGTTGACTTTCCTTTGTACTTGTTAGGGATGTCATCTTCTTGAGGAGTTTCCTCTACTTGAGGTTCTTCATTAATCTGACTTACTACTTCTTCTTCGTTGGTTTCTACTTCGTCTTCTTGACGCTCGTCTATTAGTGTTGCCATTATTAAACTCCGTGAGTATTCTCATTATGGAGGTGTATTATGCAGGGCTTCGGTTAGGAGTTGGCCTTGCGCTCTTGTTGTAGCTTCTGTGCCCTGTTCTTTTCCCATTTAGCAGTAGCACCCATGAAATCTCCGCTAAGAGGGTCTAGTTTAGAACGCACAGCACTTACAATTTTTCTTGCTATCTTGGCACAGTCTGGACAGGTTATAGACCTACATTCTGAATCAATGTACTTTTCAGTAGTGTGTCCGTCTTCGCATTGGAATTCAAAGATAGCTCTCATTCTTCACTAGCTTCTGCTTCTGTTGCTTCAATCTGTGCCTGAAGATTAAGTAGACTAGCTATGACATTGAGTTGTCCTTTGCGGAAGCACAGGTCATCGTTGTCTTTAGTTAGTTCTACTGAGTTAATTGTTCTAGCATTGTTCTGTAAGTCTTCTAGTAGCTGTTTCCAGCCATCAGAGCCAAACATGCTATGCATATTGCGATAATATAGCTCAAGTTCTTTGTCAATCATTCTGTTTCTCCAATAAGGACAGATGAATTAATAGTGGTGTACCTAGCCAGTATAACATAAAAGCATAAGAAAGTCAAGCGTTATTTCTTATTTTTACTTGACTTCTCTGCTGGTTTGTTGTATATAGCATCCCAATTACTAGCAAACTTCTTTGAGTCTGTCTTACGTTGGGTACTACCCTTGCCACCGTGGGTCTGACCTTTCATTTCTTAACTGGCTTCTTCTTAGGTGCTGTTTTCTTTTTAGGTGGTCTACCTACTTTACTACCGTATGTACCTTTACCGTATGGCATAGTATTCTCCTGTTATTACCATTTAGATTTATCAGCCCAGTAAGCCGCTGACATTTTACCTTTTGCTATGTTCTTGCCGTGTCGTGCTTTGAAAGACTTACGTTTAGCTTTCATACGCTCAGATTCACCCGCTTTGGGTTTACCTGCTGTGCTTGCCCCCTGTTCTCCATACCTAATGGTCTTGATTTTGTCACCTTCCTTCGCCACAACAACATGGCTTTTCTTTGGATGGTTGGGGGTACGCTTCGGCTTATTGTATCCACTGACTCCAGCCCTAGCTAGTCTTGGGTCTTTTTTTACTGGCATTTTTCTCTCCTGTATTATCAGCTAATTGTTTCTTTAGCTGTACAATTTCATTGGTTAGTTGCTCAAACTTTACATTTATCTGAGCCACTACGTTTTCTAAATCTCTTGTGCTAACCATTACTGTAGTCCTTGTGGGTTTGGAGGAGTTGCCTGACTAGCAACATTGCCCTCTTTTACTGCTACTTCTCTTTCCTTTAACAACTGCTCTGAAATCTTTAGACGCTTCTGGAACTCTTTGTCATCTGCATCGCCAGCTTGGAGATTATTAGTAGCCGCTTTGATTCGATCAATCTCAAGTTCCTGCGGAATAGCTTGTGCTTCCACTCCCAGCTTCTGCGCTCTAGCTTGTGACTCTTGCGCCTGTCCGTTGAGTGCGGCAGTCTGTGATGCTTGGAACTGCAACTGTGCTTGCTGTGCCGCTTGCTGTGCTTGCTGTGCTTCTGGATTAGGCTGGTTAGCTTGTTCCAAAGTAGCAATCAACTCTTCACGGTTAGACAAGTTCATGTTGTCAATGATAGACGTTACCAGCTTAGGATACATAGGTTGATCTGGTGACATAGTTTGTAGCAACTGTACAAGCTGTGTTACTTCATACTCACGAGCAATAATGCCTAAAGAACTAGAGGTATGGAACTTGTAGTCGGCTACTGGGTACAGTTCAGGCTCAAACTGCATGTAGCGATAAGCGGCTTTCTGTACAAAAGGAATCAAGAAAGAATCTTGGAAGTTGATTAAGGTGCGCTTGTGTCGCTTAATAATAGCACCTAGTGACATAGAAACACCAGCGGCAGTAGCTTCACCGTTGATAGACCCTGCAATACCTGCGCTATCTATAGCACCTGTAGCTGTCTGTACCATAGTCTGTAGCGATTGCGCTTGTGCAAAGGTAATCTGATTGACTTGACCAAAGTTAAATGGCTGTAGAATCTCAGCAGGGTTGCCGTTGGTAAGTATGGTTTTCCCTGGTTGTATGCTAGGTTTAGCGCCTCTAGGCATACGAGATGCATCCATTGCCATCATTGGGTGTATGGTTAGTGCAAGAGCATCAATTCTAGCGCGTAGTTCTGTGTCTAACGCCTTCTGACTGTTATACCCTTTCTCACATACTCCTCTGCCCCAGAAGCGGCTAGGAACGACATCCCAAGGGAATGCAACAACAGGACGATCCTGCATCATGTATGGGTTCTTCTCAGCCTTTAGTAGAACACCACCGTTACCAATAACAACCATTGCTTCTGTGTAGTAGCTGTCTTCTTCTTCTTCATCAAACTCTACTACTTCTTCATCTTCTGAATCTTCTTGCGCTTGTTTCAGCAAGTGCGTAGGGACAAGGCCGTAGTATTTAGTAAGTCTAACCTTATCTTCTGGAAAGCTAGTTAGGTCTTGGTCAGGCTCTAGGTCAAAGTCACTAGAGGCAATAGATAGGGCTTCATCACGATAAACACCCTTCTCTTGTAACTGCTCTACTAAGTGGCTAGACACATATTCATCAACTGCACAGCCTAAAGCGTTGTCAATGTCTGTCGCTACAGGGTCAATAAGGAAGTTCTGTGGCATAACAGGACGTAGCTTAACACAAGTACGGTCTTTGATATTAACGCCTACAGCTTGTAACTCACCACCCATGACAGGCTGAGAAGCAGGAGACATCTCTTTTTCTTCTTCTAATACTACTTCACCAATACCTGTACCAAACACAGCAGCATTGATTAAGCACTCAGCCACGTTCTTACGAACTTTGTTCTTTGCAAAGTCTTCTTCTAAATAACCACGTAAGGCGGCTATGTCTTGTGGGTTCTGATCTCTGACATCATCTTTAATGTCAAACCAAGAACCACGACCAAAGGTAGCCTCCTCTAGTTCAGCTACAGATGACTCAACAGCCTGCTGTAGCGCAGGAGAAATAATCTTAGATCGTTCTGACTGACGAGTCTGGTCTTCTGCTGACCACTGACCACGCCAGAGGCGGTAGTATTCGTCAAAGCGTTGTGAGTAGTTGGCTTCGTAATGATCACGCCATCCATCACACTTCTCCATTACCCAACCTTCTAGGCTTTGCTCAAGAGAAAAGTTGTCTGCGCCTTCTAGTTCCATAGTTAGTAACCTGCGTATTTATCTAAGAATTCGTAGTCCTCTTCTTCATAGTCATAAGCATAGGAGACTTTGGCTAACTGGTCTATGTATGCTAAACAATCTATCAAGTCATCATGGACTAAAGGATTAGGAAACTGAAACAGTTCATCTAAGAACTCTGTATTCCACTTGCCCTTGTTTAATGTAATGTTACCGTGTTCAAAGCGTCCTTGTAACGCCCACACGATTCTGTCTGTCTTCTTTTTGTTACCGTGGGTTAACTCTTCCACTCTAAAGAAGCGTTGGTTCTTCTTCATCTGGTCGTTGAGGTACGGACTAACAGCGTTCTTTAACGCTCCTTTTTCGATTCCGACTGCAACGGGCTTGTACTTGTTGACTGCTCCGAAGATACGTCTGGCGGTCTCTTCAACGCCCCATCGCCCATATATGATGTCAGCAACCCACCAGCCTTCCACACCCGCTTTAACCACTGCAATGCCTGTCTGGTCAAGTCTTGCAGTTTTGGTAGTTGCTTTTTGTACGTCTGCAAAGCCAGCCAAATCGACAGCAATATAGTACTCGCCATCTGTCGGCTCTTCTTCGCTAAACAATACATCTTCTTCTTTAAATAGTTCACTGCCGTGTGCCTCAAAGGATGCCATGAATTCCTGTCTAAAACTAAAGGCTGACATACTCTTCTCAGCCGCTTTAATTTCATCAGGATCTAGTAAGGGGTTGTCAAAGCTAGTGAAGTGATAACCACCCCAGTCTTCGTCTTTAGATACACTGGCGTAGGTAAACAGTTCATAGAAGTGGTTACGTCCCATTGGCGTACCAATGAACATAGCATCACCCTTCTGATCCGCAAGAGCAGGGCGTAGGATTTGCTCCCACACCTCTGGCTTCATGTCAGCATACTCATCCATAACCAGGTACTTCAAGCTAACACCACGCATAGTCTCAGGTCTATCAGCACCCTTCAGCGTCAGCAACGCACCGTTAATAAACTTAATCTGTAGGTTGTTAACATGACTTGACGCTATAACGCTATGACCTAGTTCCAGCAACATCTGCCACATAATGTCTCTAGCCTGACCCTGTGTAGGGGCAACATAGAACACCTGACCTTTCTTAGATGACAAGCAGTTAAGTATTAGCGACCATGCGGCTAACCTACTCTTACCTGTACGTCTACCAGCAGCTATAACTTTAAAGCGTGTAGGGTCTTCGTAGACCTCTTGTTGCCACGGTAGCAACTCAACCTTTAAATCAGTCAAGCTAGTACGTCCACATTACAGGAGATTCATTACCGTCAAGGTCGCGGATGTCAACATGCACAAAGCTACTAGCAACTCCAATTCCTGAAAAGCCCATCGAGATAGCCTCTTGAACAATCCTAAACCGTTGTACACCGCTGTTGACTTTGATATCTGCTGCAATACCTTGGGCATGAGTTCCTGCTTTCTCCTTTTTTGCTTCAATGGGGTGGTCTTCTGAACGATAACCACTGGTGATAACAAAGGGGAACCCACAACGTGCGCGTAACAAATCTAACTTCAATAACAATCTATCACTGATCTCGTTCTCTCCTGTGTATTGACAGGCAAACTCTTCTCTAGTGAAGTAATCTAGGTCTTCATTGATGTTATACATCTGTGTATTCCCCTTCAATGGGTTCTTCATTACCGCTTATAAC